AATTCTACTTAAAATATCAGACATTTAATCTTCTCCGTTTTATTTAAAAATACTATTTTAATTTATTTTAATATGAATTACAATGTGTGAACATTAAATATTTAACGGAATGTAAAATGAGAGAAGTAGACCAAAATCAATGGAGAGTGAATTATCTCTGGAGGTTAAAAAACCTAACGAATGAAGAGCTTAAATCATTTAAAACAAAAAATCTAGAACCTGAACATAAGGAGAGGGAAGTGCAAAGAATAACTTTAAAGAAGTATATAGAATTTATTGGAACGGAGCCTGCGGCAGAATTATTTGATTGTTCAGCAGCATCAACCAAAGCTTGGAGGTATGGTTTAAGACAGCCTTCAATTAAACAAGCTAAAAAAATTATTAAAGCATCTGGCGGTAAGCTAGACTTCGAGTCTATCTTTGGTCCTATTGAAGAAAGTAGTGAAAGTTAAGAGTGTTCAATTTACAAGTAACAGCGCAAGACTCTGCGTTGGACTTAGCTCTGGCTTATGCAGAATATGGAATAAGTGTAGTACCACTCCATAGACATAATAAAGTTCCGCCCAAAGAATTAGGGGGGTGGCAAAAATTCCAAGAGCGACAGCCGACGACGGAAGAAATAGAGAAATGGTTTAAAGGGCGAGATGATTTAGTCGTCGCTTTAGTCTGTGGCAAGTTTATTGTTATAGATGCAGATACACCTGAAGCAGTAAATTGGTGTGAGGCCAACTTACCAGTAACACCTTTTAAAGTAGCGACAGGAAAGGGGGTTCATTATTATTATAACAATCCAGAAAATTTTACCACTTGGGTAGCTAAGCGAACTGAGGGCTATGACCCAGCTAAGCTAATTGATATTAGAGGAGTTGGAGGCTTAATTGTTGCTCCTCATAACATTCATGCAACAGGTGCTATCTATACCCCTACAAGAATTGAGGATTGGGATCTAAACGATGTTGATGACTTGCCAAACCTAACTCAAGAGTTATGGGTAAAAATAACTGGAGTTGAAAAGGTTAATGGCAAACCAATAGCTGCGCCTTTATCTATTGATGGTATATCAGAAGGTGGCAGAAATGACCAAGCCGCTAGATTAGCTGGCTATTTAATAGCCAAAGGTTTAAATACAGAGTTTACAGAGTTTTTTGTTCAGTCTTGGAACGAACAAAATACCCCGCCCTTATCAGCAAGTGAAATATCTACAACAGTTAATTCAATACAAAAGACTCATGACAGAAAAAACCAACAAGCTCCAGCTTATATATCAACAACCAAGAATGTAAATGAGCCTGTCAATCTTTTTTCTCCTCCAGGGGTATTAAAAGATATCTACGAATACTCTGAACAGATAGCGCATATATCTCAACCAGCTATCAGCATGCAAGCAGCTTTGTCTTTGGGTTCAGTAGCCTTGGGCAGAATGTATAGAACCAATATGAATAACTTTGCGTCTTTGTTTTTTATGTGTATCGCTAAGTCTGGCCAAGGTAAAGAAAATGTGAAGACAGTTGTTGAAACTATTTTAGATCATGCAGAGTATAGCGATTTAATGGCAGGAGATGGATACACCTCAAGTGGAGCTATTTATAGTTTACTTAGATATAAACCAACTCACATAACCGTAATGGATGAGTTTGGTAAAAGATTGGAAAGCATATCTAAATCTTCTAACTCAAACAAAGAAGATGCGTTACAAATACTTATGGAGACTTGGGGAAGATGTCATGGTGTTCTAAGACCAGATAACTATTCAATGATGACGCTAACCAATAAACAACAAAAAGAAGTATTAGATAGATCAACGATTAAACCTGCAATTACTTTGGTCGGTATGAGTGTGCCTAAAAACTTTTATGGCGCCTTATCAACAGGTCGTATTGTTGACGGATTCCTTAATAGATTTATTGTCGTTGAATCACATGTACCAAGAACTGTTGGCAAGATGGTGGCTTTTGTTGAGCCGCCTCAATCAACCTACGACTGGGTTTCGCATGTTAGACAAGTTGACAATGAAATGGAGCAAATATCTAGAGACAACGCTGAAATGGATTTTAAACAAAGGGTTGTAAAGTTTGACGATGATTCTAATGCTTTGTTAGACAGTTTAGCCTACAGACTTGTTGAGCAACAGAATGCTTTGGAGAAAGAAGGCTTAGAAGTTTTACTATCTAGAACCAGGGAGAAAGCAATGCGTTTAGCTTTAATCGGGGCTTTGGCGGATGATAGAAGAACTAAAGTTATTAAAGGAGATATAACTCAATGGGCAATAGATTATGTTTATTACTACGATCAACTGCTAATAGAAAACTGTAAAGACAAAGTTGCAGGTTCTGAAATGGAAGGACGTATTAAACAAATACTTAGTTTTATTAGGTCGCAGGGAGATTGGGGTATAAGTAAGCGTGATATTGATCGACGTGAAATATTCAGATCAATGAAGTCATACGAAGTAAAAGAAATTATAGAAAGATTAAAAAACTCGGGGGAGATACAAGAAAAAGATTTAAGAGCAAAAGGAACTGGACGACCAACTAAACGTATTGTTGCAATTGATCCAGAATTTTTTAATGAAGATTGATAGACTGGCTTTAAGAGAAAGTCTTAGCGATGTAGCTGTTGGCGTTGTGATAGCTTTGCCTTTATCTTTTTTTGTTCTTAACATGTGCAATTATTTTAATGCCAGCTTGTTAACGACCTCTATTATTCAAACAACAGTATTTACACTTGTTGCAATTATTCGCAAATACTGTGTTCGTATTGTATTTAAAAAGGGAGAGCTTAATGGATAAACCAAAACCAAAAATGGAAAACATTAATGACCAGAAACGCGAAGAACGTGTAGCTGGTTTTATAGAGGGCCTTTGGAATGTTAGATGCCATAAACTACCAGTTAGTTATGGCTTAGATTATTGGTGCGAGTCAAAAGAAGTTTCTTTCTGGCTAGAAGTAAAATGTAGAACTTTTGGTATTACAAAGTATGACACTTTATTGCTTTCGGCCAGCAAACTAAGAATGGGCTCAGCTTTATCTTTAGCAACCAATCAGCCATTTGTAATTGTGTATGCAATGACAGACAGCGTTTACAGTCATACCTGGAAAAGGGATCACATATACGATGTAAGATTTGGTACAATTGCAGAACCTGTTTATGAAGAAGATTCAGAACCTTACATTCATTTCAGCAAGGATGAGTTAGAATGTTTGTCTCCTCATCCTTTAGGTTTTGACAGAGAAGAAATGGGATTAGTAAAAAATTATAAAAAGGAAAAGTAATGGAAGACCCAACAGAAAAACTTTATGACTATAAAGGTTGGTTTTGGGATCATGTAAATAGAAGAATGTATCGCTGGCATGAGCTAGAGTTACTAATGAAAGAAAGAACTTTAAAGGAGAAGAACAATGCCGATCAACTCAAGAACCAAGGGAGCGACGTTTGAAAGAGACGTTGCTAAAATATTAAACGAATTTTTTGAATCTGAAGGTATTGACTACGTTTGTAAACGTAACCTAGACCAATATCAATCTAAAGATCTTTGCGATATAAATATTCCTCATCACGCTGTAGAGTGCAAGTTTTATAAAGAAGGGGATTGGTATCAACAGGGGTGGTGGGATCAAGTATGCAAAGCGACAGACGGCCGTATCCCTGTTTTAATTTTTAAATATAATCGTAAGCCTATTCGGGTGTGCGTACCTTTGTATGCAATCAATCCTGAGTGGGATGAAGATAATGATAAGGTAACAGTTATGCCAATTGAAGAATGGCTGGAGGTGTTAAGAAATAACTGGGATCTTTATTTAATTAAGGGTTAACTTAAATTTGCTAGTCTTTGAGCAATATCCATATTAGCCATATTACCCCCCAAAAGATTCAAACTTGGTGTTGTTTGATTTTGAGCTGACAAGTTAGCAGGCTCAACTTCTGGTAGCTCTAAAGCTATAGGAGACTTTGGATCAACTCCTTGATTTTCAAATTGTCTTCGTCCATATTCTGAAGTTTCTCTTACAGGCTCTGCTATTGATTGTATTCCTATAGATCTTCTTATTGGCTGACCAACGCCAAGAGCGTCATATAAAGTTGGCAGATCATTTTTTAGGAACGCCTTGTCTGGTATTTCTCCAGCTAACCATTTTACAAAACGCGGCTCTCCCATACCAATTGACAACAATCTTAACAATCCAAATTGAGGCAATGCTTGTAAAGGTCTAAATATAATATTAAACATCAAACCTTGGGTAAATAGACCCCCACCTTGAGCACCTCTTTCTCCGCCAACAAGAAACTTAGACCTAGCGGCAGCTTTCTTTAAAAGGTCATATTGAGCATCTCCAAAAGTTTCTTTTAATACAGCTTGCCCATATCCGTTTGGAGAAAGTATAGCGTCGTAAAACTTTCCGTCTTTAAAAAGTTTTTCAATTACGTCGTCTCCTGGATTGACGTAATCGTTAAGTATTTTTCTCATCGCCGCAGTTTGAAACTCTTTAAACTCAACTGACTCTGGCCCTAGCAATTGTTTTACGGCTGCTATTTCTTCTGAGTTACCAGATTTAAACAAAGTGTTAACTATATTTTCCGAATCAATCGTTCCGTTTTGTATTCTTTTAAAAACATCTAGCTTTGCTATTTCATCTAATTCAGCTTGAGCTGTAACTTTTGCTGTTAAATCCTCTATTACGTTATCTACGTTAGAAGTTCTAGCAAGCAAATCATCGAGCTCGTCTACAGTACCAACATTTACAAACTGGTCTGCTTCTCTTAAAGACTTTACTAATTCCCTTTTGCCAGTAGGCCCGAACAAAGTATCGGCAGTTGTACCATACCCTTCGATTGTATTGGCTATTTGTTTGTAGTTAACAATATCAGAACCTTTCTGGACTCTGGTTACAATGTCTCGTAAAAACTCTTTTTGTAATATGCCTTGAACTTGTTCTTTATTTTGAAAAACAGGATCTTTTACGTCTATTTCTGCATCTGCCAATATGTTTCTTTGCGTGTCGCTAAACTCTAGAGCGCTTCTTGTCGGAGCTTTTGATCTATCAACTCTGCCAGAACCTTCAAATCTTTGTTTTCTAAATGCTGCTGTATCTACGTCTAAAGTATCAAACAATCTTTTAACCTGATCGCCGTTGTTTTTTTTCATAACAACTTGAGTTAATATTTTGTCTATATCTAATCCACCTGCTGCCACATCATTCAGAAGATCTTTATACAAACCTTGGTCAAACGCTTCCATGCCTTTTGAATAAAAATCATTTGCAATTCTAATAGACTGCATTTGAGCCTGTAATTTTCTAGGATCTATTTTTTTGTTTTCGGTTATATCGTCAATAACTTTGTTGTAATAGTTTTGTTCTCTTGTTAGAGCCTCCATATCTTCTTTTGCTATTTGTTTTAATGATTTAAAATCAGGCCTATTATAAATTTCTTCCAATACACCCATTTGTTCTACAATTTCATTTCTAGCTTCTGCGTTTCTTGGCTCTATTTCAGTTAACAATTTTTTGGCTCTTTTTAAATCTTGTAAGTCAGATTCAAAAAATGGTTGTGACATACTGTTTTGTTTATATTCTAGTTCATTAATTTTTTTTATAAGTTCTTCTTTTTCATCTGAAATTCTTACAAAAGCATTTTCTGCTTGATAAATTTTTCCTTCAGCTTCTATTATTGCTTTATTAACAAGTGGGTCTTGTCTAAATACAATTCTGTCTCTTAATTCTTGGTCTGCTTCAGTTGCAGCAACTTTTTTAGATCTTTGAAGAATTTGATAAAAAGTAGAAAAAGGATTTCTATCTTCTATAGCGGGTTTTAATATTTGATCTAATTCTAAAATCTCATTTCCTATTCTTGTTATCTCTTCTCTTGATTGATCTAAATTTTGTTTAAAAAATTGTTGCAACTGATTAAAAGCAATTTCATCCCCATTTTCTAATCTTCTTAAGCTTTCATCTATAATGCTGATAAGCTTGCTTCGGTCAGTAGAACCAATAGAAGCAAACTCTTTAGAAGATTCTGTAATTCTATTGGCAGATGCTAGTCCGCTTCTTAGCTCTAATAACTCTTTTAAACTTAGGTTTTGACCAGTTTTATCTATTAGCTTTTGTAAGTCTGCTAGCTGAGCGCCAGCTTTGTCTGCATTTAATTTGCCTGAAGCATCTAACGCATCTCCAGCAATAATTCTTACATATTCTTTTAAAGGGGTTGAGTCAATAAACTTTGCTTGTATGCCAAGTCCTGGGCCGCCAAAAGCTTCAAACGATAGAATATCATCTGATAAATTCCTTGGTATTTCAAAAAACTTACCAGTAGACTCATACAGTTTGCTTTGAGCGTCATACCAAGCGTTGTAACCTTGAGCTGTTAAAGTTCTTATCTCTTCTCCAGCTTGAGTTGTAGCAGATTCTGCAAAAGCGTCAAAATCCCCTAAAACATCATCCATCATTTTTCTGACGTTGCTATTAGCTGTATTTAATTTTTTTTCGCTTTCTCTAAAAGCTCTTGAGATTGATGCTCCTAATTTTTTACCAGCAGCAACGTCTGCAACGCTGTCGCCAAAACCAGTTTTTATAAGATCGTCTATTTCTTTATCAAACCCAGCAGTTAAATCGTTGGTTGATCTAAAAACATTTTTAGCATCTGTTGCCAAAACATTTCTTACACCTATTTTTCTGCCTTGATACTTAGATACAGTTTCTGCAATTCCTTGCAACAAACCAGCCAAAGGACTGTCCATCGCCGCTATAGCCGCAGCACCTTTATATCTTTTGCCTGTTTTAGAGTCTACCACTCCAGTCTTAGAAATAGCAGAAGCCATTTTTAAATCTTCAGCTCCTAACTTGCCTTTACTTAAAGCTTTTTGACCAAAGGTGTATTTAAGTAGCTTTCCACCTAAACCAAACAAAGCCTCTCCACCTGCGCCAATAGCTGCTTCAGTTGCTAATAGGCTTGCTAGTTCTCCAGGTGTGTTGTCTTGTAAGCCAGCTACGTATTCGATGCCTTCTTCAACACCTTTACCACCAGCAGCTCCAACACCTGTACCAGCTGATATAACTCCTAGCTGCTTAACACTCACATCTTTAAGGCCAGGAAATCTTGGTTTAAGCTTGCCTCTGGTAAAAATAGATCCAGCAATAGATCCAACGATTGGCCCAACGATTCCAGAAAAGTCTGCAAAATCATTTGCAGAAAAACCAGATTCATCAATAACAACGTATTTGTTTGATTTTGGTTTTATTCCTAATTTTCTTAAGCCTCTGGGAGTTAAAGCGAGATCACCTTTGCTGTTTCTGGTAAAGCCATCGCTGCCAACAGCTTCTTCCAACACTCTTTCTTTGCCGCCTTGAGTTTCCATCGCTCCTAACTTAGCTCTTAGCCAAGGAGCGTTTACGCCAGATTCAGTATCAAATTTATTTTTATCTGATTCTGCTGCCATGTTCTGAGTTGTGTTGTCTACAAAACCAGCTTCTCCAGAATTGTAATATTGAGCCGCTGTTTTTTGAGCAACATTCATATCGTCGGTATCGACTTTAATAAATCTGCCGTTGGGTAATCTTATTTTTATTGCCATTTACTAGCCAATAGGTTGTATTAAAGATGGATCAAGCATGGTTGCATCATCCTTTTGATCGGTTTGAGTTGGAGATATTCCATAAATTTTATCGTACTCTTCTAGCTCTGGTATTTGTTTGCCAAACTTTCTTTTTATTGCAACTAAGTCTGCTTTGCTTTTATTAAATGCTGATTGCATGTTTACTCTAACTCTACTTAAATTATCTCTTGCTTCACCTTTAGTCATAAACCAACTTTCAAAGTTAGCCATAATATCTTTAATTAAATCTCTGTCTCTATCTGATACAGTTTTTCCACCCTCTTGTAATATTTCTGTAATAGATTGAGCTGTTAAAAATTTACCTTGATTTACAGATTTTGTTGCTGCTCCAACTATATCTCCACCAACACCAGTAAAACCAGCTATATCATCTATTAATCTTCCTATAATTCCATTAATACCAGTAACACTTCCTGTTGCAGCGGCTGCATCTAGCTCGTCAACAATACCCATTAAGTTACCTTGCTTTTGCAATAAAGTTGCAGATTCTTGGTATCTTTTGGTTAAATCTTGCCAGTCTTGATCGCTAACTTTGCCATCTTCTGCCGCGTCTGCCATTAATTTTTTTAAGTCTTTACCCGCTTCAACATCTTCTAGTCTTTCTATTTCATCAGCATTCATTACAGCATCTGAAGCATTTGCTGCTCCAATTGCTATACCGTCTGCAAGATTGTCTGTTGCTGCAAAAGCTTTAGACATTTCGTTAAGAAAGATTCCTGTATTTCTATTTTTTCTTTCTTGTCTTTTTTGTATAAAAGCCTCTCTGTTTTCTTTATCCTCTAAATCTAGAACTTTTAAAATAGAGTTTACGTTTTCAATTTCTTGTTTTGTTTTTACCTTATCTGCTTTTGCTTTTTCAGCTTCTGACTTCGCCTTTGCATCTGCCTCGGCTTTAATTTTATCTAACTCTACTTGAGTTTGATCTAGAGCGACCAAAGGTGCTTCTTCATCCTCATCATCTTGAGGTACTGCGGCTGCGCCTGATACTAAAGGCAAGCTAGCAGCAATTGCTGCTGATCTGCCAGGAGCGCTTAAAGTAGTAGATGGTTTCATTATTGGAGTAACTAAAGGAGGGCCCATATTGCCTGTAGCTTTTACAGCTGCATACTCGCCAGTTTCTTTCATTCCTCTATTTAGAAGAAGATTGCCTATTCCTTTTAATGCTGTTCTTCCTGCAAAAAGATCAAGGAATGGAGTTACAGGTTTTAGACCAGGATCGTAAATAACTCTGTTGCCAGCTTTCTGATGAATCTCAGCATACTGAGCTGGGCTAATTCCGTATCGATCTAAAAAAGAATCGAAAATAGGGTCCATACCTCGATCATCTACAATTGGATTTCCTTTTGCATGTTTCTCATACAAGGGTAATATATTTTGTTTAGATGCTGCTTCATCTCCAGCTGCAAACATTCTTCGTTGTAATACATTCACTTTAAGGTCCTACTCCAAACTGATTATAGTAATTAGAATCTGTTCCTGGAGGCGCATATCCTTGACCTACACCTGGAGCTCCGTAACTGGCTTGAGGTCCTGCTGGTGGTGGTGGAGTTTGATATGTCGCAGCGGGAGTTGTATTTCCTGCTTGCTGCCCTTGAAGCGCAGCTAATTGTTGCTCGTAATATCTTCTGGCAGCGTCTGTAGTATTATTTTGTTGCTGCTGTTGCGGTCTAAAAGTATTGTAAACCCCCAAACCAGCTGCAAGCGCTGCATTTCTTGGATCAACAGGTAAGCCATATGTTTTATCAACTTGGGTTTGTCCTGATTGATATGCAGGTGCAAATCCTTGTATGTAAGATGCAGCTTGAGTTGGAGCCATTCTTGTAGCATATTGCTGAGCGTATTGATTGTCTAATCTTTCTTGCTCAATTCCTCTACTAACACCTCCAAGGCCTTCTAACATACCAATATCTGCGCCTCTTAGTCGTTGTTGCGTTGCGCCTAGATCTCCTAGTTGAGAGCCATATCCTGCTAAGTTAGCTCCTATTCCAGCAATCCCAGTACCTACGCCAGAGATGTCTCCAGCTAGCTGTCTAGCCGCTGCTGATCTGCCTTGACCTAAACCAAGTAAGTCTTGAGCGTATTGTCTTTGAGCGTCAGATCCTTGAGCCCCAAACCCAGCCTCTAACTGAGAACCTCTTTGAGCTGCCGATCTTCTATTTTGAAGTTCTGTTAAAGCTCTGTCTTGAGCGGTATTAAATCCGCCAGATCTAATTTTGCCTAATACGTCGCCTAGACCTCGACCTAAAGATTCTTGTCTCTCTTGCGCTGTTAGCCTAGCTCTTGAACCAAAAGCTGATTCGCCACCTCGAGAAATATCGGATGCCCTTTGTTTGATGTCCTGCATTTCTCCAGCTTTTAAAACGTCTTGAATTGTTTGGTCAACCACTTGTTGTTCAAATGGATTGTAGAACTGGCCTGCCATTCTTGGATCGTAACCACGTAAAGATTGACCAAGAAGCTGTCTAGCTGATGGCCCGCCAAAACCTAAACTACCAAAAAGATTGGTTAAACCTGAGCCTAATTGTCCTTCGGCTTGTCCAAAGTAAGGTTGCTGCATGCCGTAAGCAGATCTATAGCCACCTAAAGATTCACCTAATAAGCCTCTTTGCGTACCTAAGTCAGATATGCCTTGTTGGATTAAACTTTGCTGCCTATCTAAAAATGGTTGATAAGAGCCAATACCTTGTTGAGCTAACTGTCTTGCTTGTTGTTCTTGCGCTGATAATCCCGCTGTTTCTTGTAAGATAGCAGGTTGATCTAGATAAGCTTTTTGAGCAGCTCTTGTCGCTTGATTAATTAAACCTGGGGTATCAGTTGAGCCAAAATATAATTCTCTTACCGCAGGATCAGAAATAACCTCTCTTCTGTCTAAAGCCTGTAAAACAGGATTCATTGGTTCAGCCATTATATTGCCTCAAAAATATTCATTAACTCACGCATGTTTTTTACACCTTCTTCGCGTGAAGCGCTACCACCTTTAATAAGCTCGATACCAGATTTGGTTTTGTTGACGTCAAATGCTCCAGCTCCGCGTGTAGCTTTTGCGGTCATAACAAACTCGCCATCACTTAACATCGCTGGTATATCATCTGAAGTACCAGTACCTGGTCCTTCTGATTCTCCGCCGTCTCGCATATCAAGCTCGCCAATCATTGTTGCTAAACCACCTTGATTAAAATATTGTCTAGCCTCACCGCCGTTAGCAAACTCTAAAGCTACAGGTGCAGGAGCCAAATCAAAGTCTGCTCTACTACCGCCTGTTCCTAAGTTTTGAGCCATTTGGTATCTGCCCAGTTGATCCATTGTTACTTTAGGAGTTTCTGCTATACCACCCATTCTTTCTTTAGATGAGTCGTAAGCAAGCTTACCAGCCAAACCTGCTAGGCCCATAAGCCCTAGGTTGCCGCCAAACATACCGCCACCACCAGCTTGCATTGATCCTCTTTGACTTGGAGCGCTACCATAAAAATCTTGCAATCCGCTTTCGCCACCTAAACCAACAGCATCTCCAATAGATTTTATAAATTGAGGAGTTTCACGTCCAAAAAAGCTTCCTACTCCTCTGTTGCTTAAATTAGCTTGAGGTGTATTAATTATATTTCCAGATCGATCCATTACTCCCATATCAACCAATTGTTGATAATCGTAAGTGTTTCCAGCAGCATCTACATACATGCCGTCTGCACCTATTTCTAATCCCTCTGGAACTTGAGGTCCGCCAACTCCCATTATTCCAGCCAAAGGACCGCCACCAAATAATCCAGCTTTTGTTGTAAGAGCATCAGCAATTCCTCCAAAACCACCAGCTGTACCGCCTGCTATAGATGAAATACCTGGTATGCCTAAATTTGCTATACCGCCAGCAACTGTGCTTCCTATTGAGCCTAAAGCTCCACCAATACCAGGTATTTTAGTAGCCAAGCTACCAATACCCCCTAATACTCCACCTAAAGCTGTTCCAACCCCAGGTACAAGCATCGCTACGGGAGCAACTTTTTTAACTACCTTTTTTACAGATTTAAAGGTTTTTTTTAACCAACCAAACTCAGGCTGTCCTGTAATTGGGTTGATACTCATATGCGGCCCTACAATATACTCATCTGGATCTAATCCAGCCGCCATCATTTCTCTGCTTAATCTTGCTTGCGTATCAGCGCTTATTACTGGAGGAACAACCCTTTCGCCTGGAGCAACGTGTGCTACAAAACGATCCTCATCCCTACCTAAACTTGCTATACCTGTTCCTGAATTATCAATAATCATATTTAAATTTTACTCTCTTCTTCGTCACATGTTAACCAAAAAACCAATAAATAGCGATTGCCACTTTTTACTGGTAAGCCTCGGTGCATATGCGTAAAGCTTGGAAATATTAAAGCATTTCCTGTTGGGAGGGGCTTAACAATCCCTCGGTTTAAAAATTCTGTTCCGCCACCTTCGTATTCACCTGTATTTAAAGGAACAACAATACTTATATCTGCGCTAGCGTCGTGATGCCAAGCACCTTGTTTTTTATCTTTTAAATTATAGTTTGCTATTTGGATGCCTCCGCCTGTTACGTGACGATTCCAAATGCTTAATAAAATAGGATTAACAACTGAAAAAACTATCTCTAATAAAGAATTGTATATATCAGGACAGCGTTCTTGCAATACTATTTCTGGTATTTGTCTTAATTTATCTTCGCTAGGATTGGGTTCAAAGCCGTAAAAAGACTCTAAACTTTTCATTTCATCTACCAATAAATCGCAGAATGTTTTAGAAAATAAAGGAATGGTATAAACATCTTTAAGCGTTTCTTTGATAATTTCTTGTATTGGTACTGGCGCTAAGTCTTGAGTACCCTCTGATTTGTAAAAATTTAATAAACTTGGAAGAGAAACTTTGGCTTTGTCTAGAGTTATTGGTTCAATAAACCAATCGTTAGGATAAGCCAAAAGAAGATTCTTTAGCTGATAGTCTTGTTCTAATTGTTCTGCAAGCATACCTTGTTCCATATGTTATTTTATTATTTACAAGGTTATTGTAATATTTCCGTTTGTTTTTACCGAAATACTACCCAGTAAACCTTGGGCTTCGTATCCTTGAGGATTGGGTTCATCCATTAAATCAATAAACTCAGTCCCGTTAAATACTTGCAACACTTGGGTTGTCGTATTAAAGATTAGCGTGCCAAGATTAAAATTTAACTTATCACGTTGAGCAGTTGATAATTGCAAAGTATTATCAGGGTCTACTGCTCCTAAGTTTATCTCTAAAATTCTTATAAGTCTATTAAAAGTAGAAGAAGTAACGCCCTCTCCTTGCGCTTGCGGGAGCTGAGTTGGAAGTAGCTTGCTCATCTCCTTCCGTCAGTTCTGATATCTATTCTTGTTGCGCCGAGTCTCCAGCCAATTCCTAAATTACCGTTGTTTTCAGCATCATCATCTGATTCAAACCTAAGAACCATTTGTCTTGCTCGGCCTCTAACGTAAGCTTGCTGAGTGCTAGCTTGTATAGCGCTGGTAGAGTTGGTTGTTAAAGAATCTCCAGGAAAGTTTCTTGTTTTAACAACAATATTGACTGAGCCATTCTCGTTATCATTTTGGATAAATTTAAAGTCGGGTATGATTCTTCTAATAAAAGTAAACTGTTCGCCATCACCTATATCAAAGTCAGAGCTTTCAATAAATACATTTGTCATCGGCGAGCCATCATCGTCAAAGCCTAGTTCTTGTTGATACAGATAACCGCTGCTTACAGCTCTAGGATAGTTTTCTATACCAGCATCTAGCCAAGCCGTTCTGCTAAGTTGACCATACACCCAAGTTTGTTCTGCATAATTATAAATAACATATCTGTCTATTTCGTTACTTGAAGCAGAGCAGTAGAACCAACCTACTTCGTTTTTATCAGCGATTGTAAAAGCGTTAATTTTAAAAGATTGCGTAAGGTTAATATCGTTGAATACGTAATTATGAACGCTGCAAGGCAAAGTTTGTACGCTACCGTTATAAGCGTAAAAGTTGTTGTAGCCCATCCAGTAAACAGCAGAAGTAGCTGTTGTTGCAGCTTTTGGCCCTACCAAGCCAGTACCCTCGTTAATTAAGTTAACCGAGAATGTAAACGGCGGTCCAACAAACTGCATGCTGTATAAAGCAGTATCAGTCCAAACCAATACCTCTTGTCTTGATTTAACAGCTCCAATAATTGAAGATCCAGAAGATAATCTTAAAGATCCAGCAGTATTAGTAATTGTTGGCTCAAAGTCTAAGTTGTTTTCTTGGTCACTAAAAGCAATTAACATAGGATCAACTGCTCCTGTTCTAGCTGAACCTGCATCATTAATTGGATCAGCGCCTAAAACAATTAAATGTCTGTCAATTTCTGAAGTAATAACTTGTAAACCAACCGTAGGCACTAAGTTAGCACCAGATATTCCAGACATGTCAACAGCTCTTGTTGTAACGCCATTGTTTTCAGTCCATTGATAAATGCCGCCACCCCTAACATTCATAATTAAGTTTTCGCCAAAGTTATCATGAGTCCAAAGTCTTAGCTGATTAGTAACTGATAAAGCAGTAACAGAACCAAAAGTTCCTTCGCCCCATCCATTTACTCCCCAACCAGTTCCAGGAACATAAACATCAAGACCTACATTTATTTGATAAGTTCCAACCGTAGAACTTCCACCATTACCGCTGTCTCCAGCCGCGGCCAATACTGGATCGCCGCTAGTATCTTTAGCTTCAATTGTATATGAGTTAGTATTTACGATTGTTGCTATTTGATATTCTTGATTAAGTACCGTAGCAGTAATATTGCCGCCAAGAGAGACTGCTCCAGAAAAAGTTACAAAGTCATTAGCAACTGCTCCATGAGCTGTATCAGCGACAGTAATTGTCGCATCTCCAGTTCCTACTTTAGCAAATGTAACATCTCCAGCGCTAGTTGTAGATCTTATTGGGGTAATGTCGTTAAAGGAAGATCCTTCCTCTATATAATATTTAAAAGTAGTTCCTAAACCTAAATATTTAGTTCCTTCTAAAGCCACCCAAGAATGCAAAGCTCTGCAAGTTCCTAAGAAAGTATTAATATTTTCTTTTGCCCAACCGCCAAATTTTTCTGGTAAGCCTTTTCTAAATCTTACAAGATTAATATCAAACCAACCGCCTTCGTTACTATAATCAGTTCCTTCTCTGTTTACCCCTGGTTTGAATAATGTTTTTTGTAAACCCATTTTATATGTGTTCCCAGTTTTTACCCTCAAACATCAAAGCTTCAGCTTCTCTTCTTCTTGTAAGACCAGCCAAAACTTTGCCTTTTGCCTTATTCCATCTTTTCATTTGCGCGGGAACTTCGTCATACTTTCCCTCATTTAAGACTCTAAGCATGCTAGATTTTTTTAAATTATTTGGTCCTAAGTTGTATGTCCAAGAAACCAAAGAATCAAATTGGGATTGATTCATTGGGGCAGTTACCAATGAATTAACATAATGTTCATACTCATCATCAAGCTCACGCCATAACATAAAGTCTGCTTTTTCTTCAGTCCACTTATCACCTTCTTGTACATCTTTAGTATGGCCATATCCTATAGTCCAAACTCCCGCAGCACATTGGTAAGCCTCAAGCTCACAGCCTTCAAATTTTTTTATAAGCTCAAAGCCTTTGTCTGAAGTGTGCATTAGTTTCCGAATACGATTGTTACAAAAGCGATGAATAAAGTTCCTATAAAACCAAAAGTCCCAAACATTGCTATTCTTAGGGTTTTGTTTAAATCGTTCATTTCTTGCTTTATCTCTGCTGTTTCTTTGAATATGGTTTTCCATCTTTCCTCACATTTCGCTTCGTGCGATTTTAAGTCTGATGCAACAGATTGAACTGTAGTTCTATTCGCCATCTTTTTTATCACCCGTATTGGATGCTCCAAAGTAAAACGATATAACTGCTGACGCCAACCCACCTAAATATCCTAACACTAAATTAATTAATGCTTCAGAATTTTGCTCTGGCGGTTGTAAAGTTACTAAAAATATATAGCCCATAAATCCACCAACAACAGCAATACCCATAATTCTAGCTGTCCAATCTTTGTTAAAAGTTTTTCTAGCGTCTTGTTTTTCTACTGTTTCTAATCTAAATATATCTACATCTAGCTCTTTCATCTGAAGCTCAAAACCTTGTTCAGCTTTTTTAAGCTCTAACATTTGT